CAAACAATCATATTATTCGCTGCGTAATCATTGAGCATCTTTTCAAATAATTGACCTCTTAATTCTTTTTGTTTCATTTCTTTTCAGTTATGGACATAGTTAGGTTTTTAGGTGAATAAAGATGAAAACACTTTTCTTCAATATTCATAATCCTTTTTAGTTATCTCTTTAACTTTAATTGATAACTACTCACTGCCCAAAAGTTCCAGTTAGGTACTGGCATTAATAAGGTTCTTTACTTCCTCTCACCACCAAGTCGCACCTCTGCGGAGCTTGGATTTATTATTATTAATGTTGTTCATCATTCAAACAATCTCGCAGTTAAGATCACATAACCGCTACCAATTCAAATGATGGTTCTTTTCGCAGTCGCTTTTATTCGCCACTTAATTAAAGTTACATGGCAAGGGATTAAAACGGGAAAAAACCTTATTCAGCCATTCAAAGAAAATCCCCCAATGATTTAAACGTGTTCAGCGTCCTAAATCAAAGGGGGAGAATTTCGGAACTACTGAACGCAACAAATATAAAATAAAGTCAAGTATACTTACATTCACTTTTTAACAATCAAAGAGTAAATTAAAATCGGCAGCCATAACAAACCAGTTACGATGACACCAACCACATTCTCACGAGAAAAATGTAATATTCGCTTTAGGAACATCATACTCATCAATCCAATAAGTAACAAGGCGATCGCCATATAGCAGATAAAACAAAAAAGAAGCGGATTCATATTCAAGATTCTCTTCGTTTTCTTCCACGTTTCTTTGGAGTTATTGGTTGTACTTCATCTACTTGTAGCACTTCCTCTCTTTTTAGTTGTTTGTTGAGTTCCGCAATGGTTTGATTCACACAACTAACGCAGCTCGTTACCTTTTCGTTCTTACCCGTCATTAACGATTTCAACCTGGCCAGTAATGTACGTTCATCGTTATTCAATGCACCGTTCTTTTTAGCGTTGAAAAGAAGCGTTTGAGCATCTTGCATTAACGAACCATCGACCACCTTCTCCCACTTACCCGCAGGACAATCGCTCAAAGTCATTTTTGTTTTGACATCAAGAAAACATCCACACGGTTTGAATGTAACTCCATCGATGGTCATCGTTTCGCCAAGTGGATTCATCTTGTTGAGTGGTGTTCCACAGGTGCGCGTTGTCGCGTGGTAAGCTGGGCATTCGATACAAGTGGCCATTCGTTTATTGGCCATTTCTAAAATTTGATTCATAACCTAATTATTGATTTTCGTAATTCGTCTTTTGCTGATTTCACTGTTTGATATAAATAGCTTTTTGGGATGCCTGTCTCACGGCTCAAATGATCGTAACTAAAATCGTTGAGCGCATACAAGTAAAACACCTCACGCTCAAAGAATGGTAAACGACTAATGTAAATGTCGAGCTGTTCGTTCGTTAACCTATCTCCCATCCACACCGATTCAACCGCCATATTTTGAAGATGCTCATCGGTAATGTCTGCGTAAAGTTCTGAATGCTTCCGGTATAGGTTGTGATACGATGAACGATTGGAGTAATAAGCAATTCGAATCGCGTGGGCAACGTACGCTTCAACATCTTTAACGTGCGAAATGTCATTTTCGAGGATGCGGCTAATGGTGTCGTGCAGTAAGTCATCCGCTTCAAAGGTGTTTGCGGTTAGTGATAACGCGATTTTGCGCCAATGGTTATATCTTATTTGCGAAATAGTCATCAATTACTTTTATTGTCGCTTCCACGCCTTTACAATATGTAGCATAATACCCCCTATCGTTTAAATCTTTGATCCATTCCTTCTGCTCTTTGCTTACTACACCTTTCAAATCTTTAATCTCAATAAGCAATCCGTGATAATTACCCACCGGTTCGAATATCTGAAGATCGGGAACACCTTTAATGTATCCAGTGGCCTTCATTTTTATAGCTTGTTTCATCGAAGTTCGCACTCCACCTGCGGACGCGCAGTATAAAACGTGCGGATATTGGTATTTAATGTAATCAACAACCGCTTTTTGCACCCCTGCTTCACCGGAATAAGGCCGTTTCACTTTGGTTTTTAGCGCATTGATCATTGCTCTTTTCATAATCGTATCAAATTTAATCAATTTTTTATTATTGAAAATCAATAAATTACACGACAATCAAAAAATTTTAACAATTATCTTTATTTTTTTCTTGTTTTATTAAATTTCTTTTACATATATTTGCAAACACAAACGAAATAATTAAAAACAAAAACAAATGGAAACAAATTACCAAGTTCACATCAAAGAGGGAATCAACGCGGAAGTTCGCAATTACGATTCTTTAGATCGCGCCAATCGTTACGTGTTGGAGAAGGCGAGCGAAATGGGTTTACAGTACGGAATCGACCAAGATGGATGGGCATTCGCTCACACTGGAGATGACTACTCACCTGCACGAACTGAAATCTTTATTTTTCAAATCATCTAATCCAATGTTAGCAAAGAAAACAATTGTGGTTTATGGCGATGATAACGTTGTAAATCAAATCAAAGATAATGGTGGTGCGACTACTTCGGTCAAATTCCTCTCCATTGATGAACTTGCTTTTTTACGAGTGGTGGTAAAAAAAATGATTGAAACCAATAGCCATTCTCATCTTTTAAATGATGATGAATTGATAAACTTATATGTTAAATTAACTCAATCTTCAGTGCTTTATGAATCAGAAAATTAACCTAACCTATCCAAAAAAGTTCATTTGCGTTCAATCCGCGAGTTATCCAACCGAGCAACTTGACTTTAATCAGATAGCGCAGCACATTGCCGCAGGAACAAATAGAACACCACTTGAACGAATGGAAGAACTTTTAAAAGAAAAAACATATGTACGATAGAATTAACCCACCCGACTACCCAGTGAACATCGATGAAATAAACAACTGCGATAGATGTAATTCGAGAGTTCACGAAGCTGACGCGCACATCGTTTGGATTTCAGCATACGAAGAAAAACAATGGTGTCCTCATTGCTTCGAAAACCACACCGCTACGCATCCACTTTTCAAAGATGAACAATGGGCAATCGGATCAATAGACAACGAAAACAATTTAATAATTAAATAAATAACAAAATGAAAAAAGCGAAAATCACGCACATTCAAGGCAACGGAACTTGGAACGACCTTTACAAATTCGATGTAACGATGGACAACAATGACACTGGCACAGTGTTCAGTAAAACGCAAACACCATCCTTTGTGGTTGGTGAAGAAAAGTCCTACGAAATCACTCCAAGTGGGAGAGGCCACAAGATTAAGTGGATTCAAGAGCAACGCTCATTTACTCCAAGCGGTAACGGTGGTGGCGGTGGTTATCAAAAATCGCCACAGGATAAAGCGGAAATCGCACGTGCGGTTGCTTTGAAAGCGGCGGTTGATGCCATTGGCGCAGGTGAACATCCTTCAAAGTACGTTAACTATGCACTTTACTTTGAGCATTATTTGACAACTGGACAACAGGCGAATCAAGACGCAATGGATAATGCATTGAGTAATCGTAAGATGGACCATCAGAGTAGTGGTATCATTCAGAACTTTAGAGAGGAAGAAATTAGAAATATGGAAAATGATCTCCCTTTCTGAATTCCAATCGAATGGATCAACAAATTACAATTGAAAAGAGAAAAATGAAAACAGATTTCCAACAACTAATCAAAAGCAACTTCAAAAACACGGTCAACTTTGGCCGTGTTATTGGGGTTAGCTATCCAACCGCGTGGCGATATGTCAACTACCCACTTTATATGCGGTTAATCGATATCCAAAAGCTATCCGATGAACTTAAAATCGATATAAAGATAATCGTGCAGATGGCAATCAATAGCAGTGTAATAACAGTAAAAAACGAAGGCGATGAATAAGGAATTATTAAAGGTGTACGAAAAACTAAAAACGAATTTCATCCAGTCTCCAATCGCGTTTGATCTACTCAATGAAATAATTAGCCATCCTGAATGTGCAGAACTCAAAGAAAAGATTGCATTCGATAAGGAAAGGATGTTGAAACCCGATGGTGATGAAATCACTAACGCAGTTCTTGAAGCCGTTTGCAATGCGTGCCAAATATCTTCAGAGGAATTATTTTGCAGGATTAGATTACGCGAGTTCAACGATGCTCGTATTATTTACACGATGTTTTTACGCAAAGGAACAAACTGGAGTTATGCGAAGATGGCACGACACATCAACCGCCATCACGCGACAATGCTTCACAATATGAAAACGTTTGAATGCCTTGTTGAAACTAATCCCCCATTCAAAAAGAAGGTGCTTCAAATTATTCACGAACTGAATAATAAAAAAATCTTTATCTTTGATGACATACTAACGAACAACAAATGGAAATATGAACGAACTAACGGAAATCTTGAGAGAAGTGCGATTATTGCACGAAAAACTCGACAAGCTATTATCAACAAAAGACGAGAAGAACTCGCGCTTCACACCTCCAACGCTTGAGCAAGTCGCTGAATACTTCATTGAACGTGTGCCAAATGCTCAAACTGAAGATGCTCTTAACTTCGCAGATATCTTCATTAGCCATTACACGAATACTAATTGGTATTACGGCAAAAAAAAGATGAAGGATTGGAAAGCAGCGATGAGAAGCGCATGGAAATTACACGAATTTATAACTAATAAAAACAACAACAATGACACAATTGGTCGAATACAAAGGACTCAACTACAAAACTGGATTGACTCCGAATGAACGCGCATATCTTGAAGCAAAGGAACAGGTGAGGTTGTGCGACATCACACTTCAGATGTTCAAATCACTCATTGCGAGAACGGTTGTAATCAGTGGTATCAAACAACTGCCATCCAGCGAAGAAACGCAAATGCTATTTACTAACGCGATACATTACTATGCATACACAACGATTGGTGAATATGCTTTAGCGTTTGAGATGAATGCGGCAGGTGTTGAATTTCAGCGCGTGGAAAATTATGGCATGATTACCATTCAGTTCCAATCTGACGTTCTCAAAAATTACACGAATGTCCGTAACCAAATGAACATCGCACTTGAAAAAAAGAAAACGAAGATGGAAACACCGATTGCCGAATACAATGAACCGATCAATTGGAAGGATATGTTCATCACTGACATACAGAGATGGAAGGACAATCAACGGACAACGGTAATGATTCTTGCGCCTAACTTCATTGCGAAGTTTTATGAACTCGAAGCGATTAATGATGACTGCTGGACAGATGAGCAGTGGAAGCAATGGAAGTTCGCTGCACGATTTCAAGTGATTGAAGATTTACACCTAACTAAAACGCGATTGGAACGGATGAATAAGGATGAAAAACTTTCGTTTAATCAATCAGTTCAAAAGGAATTAATGCGTAAGTTATATGCGGACATTATGGATAGCAAGATTTTACAGCAACGAATAATTGGTAAGTTATGACAGCGTGTGGATGTGAAGTAAAGAAAAAAGATGCGTTCAAATGCACTGGATGCAATCAAACTTTTTGCGGAAAACATATTTACTATTACATTGATGAAGCCAATATCGCGATCACTCGAAATTCAAGACCTTATTGTGAACCTTGTTATAAAATCAAATACAAATGAAAACATATAACGTACGCTTTGAATTGTATGGAAAGAAATATCACATCAAAAAACAATGTGATAATGAAAACCTATTGAAGCAATTGATAAGAATGGACATCCTATTTACGCAGATCAATGAAATACCATCAGAAACAAATTGATGCTCTAAACCTACTCGCCATCGATAACGACTGCCGTCAGTTGTTGTATGGTGGAGCTGCATCAAGTGGGAAATCCTTTCTCGGTTGTGATTGGCAAATAAAACGAAGATTAAAATATCCGAACACACGCGGATTAATCGGTCGTTCTGAACTTAAAAAACTGCGCCTTTCAACAATGGCTACCTTCTTTGAATTATGCGCCACTCACGGACTGCTACCTGATAAACATTGGACATACAACGGACAAGACCACGTGATTAAGTTCTTCAATGGAAGTCAAATTATCTTGATGGATTTAGCCGACCTTCCTTCCGATCCCGAGTTCCAAAGATTTGGTTCAATTGAGTTAACAGATGCATTTGTCGATGAAGCTGGAGAAGTATCTCAAAAATGCATCGACATCCTTTCCTCGCGCTTGCGTTATAAGTTAATCAATGACAAGCCAAAGTTATTGATGACGTGCAATCCGCACAAAGGTTGGTTGTATACCGAGTTCTTTGATGCGAAAAGAAACGGAACGATTCGTAGCGACCGCGATTTTATACAGGCATTACCAACGGATAACCCACACGTTTCACCGGTATATCTTGAATCATTACAAATGCTTCCCGAAGTTGACCGCAAACGATTGTTGGAAGGAGATTGGGATTACGATGAAACAAAAGATAGGTTGTATAATTACGATGACTTACTGCGATGCTTCCGCGCTCCACAAATCAACGCTAACAATGATGCGTTCATTACTGCCGACATTGCGCGAATGGGAGACGATAGGACGGTTATCGTGTTGTGGAATGGATTACACGCGTCAAAGTTTATCGTGTTAAAACAAAAGCCAATTAATGAAGTGGTGGACACAATCAACCAACTCGCACAATCGAATAACGTGAGATTGTCTAACGTATTATGCGATGAAGATGGGATTGGTGGCGGTGCTGTTGACTTCCTCAAATGCAAGGGATTTTTGAATGGATCAAAAGCGGTGCGAGATAATTATATGAATCTCAAAGCGGATTGTTATTTTAAACTTGGTGAACTCATTACCACCAATGCAATCACATTTGAAACCACGCACAAAGATACCATTGTTAAGGAACTGGAGATGATTAGACGTGAGAAAATAGATAGTGATGGAAAGCTGCGCGTAACTAACAAAGAAACGCTTCAAAAGAAGTACGGCATTAGTCCCGATTTCGCTGATGCGATAATGATGCGGTGCTTCTATGAACTCAAAAAGAATTATGGCAAATATGCATTTGGTTAAATTATTTTAATATATTTGAAATCTAAAACAAAACAAAATGGAAAACAAAAAACAAAGTAGTGTTGAGTGGTTAATTGATGAACTATGGAATACACCCAAAGACAAATTTGAATGGCACTCAATCTTGAGAAAAGCCAAAGCAATGCACAAGGAGGAGATTAAGGATGCTTGGAATGATGGACATACTGAAGGAATGGAGGGTGGATATTCTGGTACTTATGAAGAATACTACAAAGAAACATTTGGAGGACAAGACAATGAGAACTGAAATTATTGAATGGGCGAATGAACGCGGATTATTGACTGCGGATAATGCCAATAAACAAATGCTTAAATTAGTTGAAGAAGTTGGTGAGTTATCCAGTGCGATTTTAAAAAACAAATCATTAGAAATCGCAGATGCAATTGGTGATATTCAAGTAGTGCTAATCATATTATCAGAGCAGTTAGGTTATGATTATGATTCTTGTTTAGAGGATGCCTACAATACAATTAAGAATAGAAAAGGAAAAACAATTAACGGAATTTTTATCAAAGATGAAAACTGAAATAACAAAAGACGAATTAGAAAAAGTAAAGGTGTTAAACCTATTGATGTGGTTACAAGCGTCCATCTACGCAGGTGATGAATGCGAACCAATCAAATGGTTTTACAATCACCAAACAAAGATGTTACTCAAACGACTTAACGACTCAATCCAACGTGAACACGGCAAGACAATCACCGCGTTATGGAATACCGATGGTGCAATACTCCCCGATATAACTCGCCAAATTGATGACTTCACGTTTGAAATGGCAAGTTATGGCTACTGGATGTTACCGGAACTAACTGAGTACATCCGCAAACAAAAAGAAACACAACCAAAAATTGAAGTAATATGAATATCACACACGATTTTGATAACTGCCAAAGCGAGACATACAAAGAAGTAATTACTGATCTAATCTCACGCGAGAAAATGGGACGAATGAAGTACGGAGTAACGGTGGACAAAGCTAATTTGAGTGAACAGGAATGGTTACACCACGCTTACGAAGAAGCATTGGATTTTGCTATCTATTTAAAACGTATAATGAAGTTAAAAAAATGACATTAACACCAACCGAATAAAGAGTGGCCTTGCGCCACTTTTTTTTTCTCTTTATTTCCTCACTTAATCTCTCGTTTAATTCCTTATTTAACCCCTCGATTTGCACGATATAAACGGCATTACGCTCGTTAATCTCGTTTAGTGAATGATTCATCCTACTTAATTTTTTATTGTCGCTAATCAAATAATCGAGTTTAGCAACTGCCAATACAACCAACCGCTTTTCTTTACTTATCGAATCCAGTGCGCTCGTAATCGCGTAGCTTTTCAATTGCTTTTGTGTATGCGCTATCAATGGCAATAGAATCATAAAGGTAAATAGTATCAATTTGCTTTTCATAAATCTCTTTTATTTTGATGCGTTCTTTTTCTATCGTGTCAATTCGTGCTTTCAATACGATAACCGTATCTGAGGTGGTTACAATTTGTAACCGATTGGAATTGGATGAATTTTTCCCAATAATGAATGCAATAATTAACCCAACTGCAAATGCAATCCATTTAATATAACTGTCCTTCATTGATTCGGTAATTTTTAACGTGAAATGCTTTATTTAATCCGCGCGTAACTATCGCGAATCCGTGATTGTATTTTGAGTAAGGATTGTAATCAGGTGAAAGTTCAGATAAACACCCCACCCCCCAACACGTTATCACCTTTCCATTAACATCGCGCTCGGTGTGTTCTGCTGTTTGGTGATGGTGGCCGCACATCGCATTCGCTTTCGTCTTGAGAAACAACCCACGCGCCACGTTAACGCTCGGTAAAAATTGCTTTCCAAATTCGTGGCCGTGAAATATCGATAGGCCGCCAATGTTTAATTTGCTTTTTCCATCCAACCATTTGATGTTATGCTTATCGCAGTGAGTGAGCGTTGGAAAATCGAATGCGTCAATGTCAAATAGTTCGGGTGCTTTCACTCTCATATATCTCCAATATCTTTCCTCGTGGTTGCCTTCCTTATATACGATTTCAGCGTTTGGAAATTGCCCTCTCAACTCGTGTAAAAATGTACGCATTGCATAGAGTTCATCCTTAAATTTTCTCTTCTTTGGATCCTTAACGAAGTCGCTAATCATATGGCAGTCGAGTGCATCACCATTCAATACAACCGTGTCCACTCCTTCATCGATTCCCGTTTGGATTGCCACGCTTAATGCATCAATATCGTGGTAGGGGATGTGAATATCGGATAGGATTAACACCTTTTGCCCTTTAATATCAAAGTGCTTCCTTCCTTTTGCATATGATTTCGGCAGGTTGAATGGATTGCGTGGGCGATGTTCAGTAATGACAAGTGTTTTGTCTTTTGGAGTTCTACCATCTTTGCCCTCGATTCTACGCAGTGCATCACGAGCATCTTCTACTCCAAGAAAAGTTTCGAAATGTTCTTTAGATAATTTCTTCGCCAGTGTTAGCGTTGGTGTGTTTGGGAATCTCGTTCTTAACTCTCTTGCGAGTTTTGTTTTGTCTGATTCTTTGCGTCCTTTCATATAGTTAGTAAGGTTTGTAAATAGTTTTTCCACCGCTCTTTGTAGCTCGTAGTATTTGTTTTCTATTTACTCCCTTGTTGTAACTAACGTGAACCCAATCAGGTGCATTCTCACTTCCGAACTCCCAAATGAGTTGGTCAAATGTACAATTATTTTTTATATAATCAAAAATGTCTTTATTGCTCACACCGCCAAATCTATCTCCATCAATATCGAGTGCTTTACCTTCCATATGTTGCGAGTTCTTTGAACCACCAATGCGGTCATTGAGTGCAACACTTCTGAATCCACTTGTGATTCCTATGGGTATTCCAAAGTGTTCACGCACTTTATCAAATACCTCCGTGCAAACTAATTTAAGATTCGCAATTTGCTCTGCATTTGGTAGGTTAGGAATCTTGTAAACTTCTGCCGCATTACTTTTAATAAGTTCTTGCAGCGTGGTGTATTTACTTGTTTTTGTCATCGTTCATTATCTCGTTTAAGTCCTCGTTTTTCCTTCCTACTAACGTCTTAATCTTACCCCACAAATCCTTCCCGGTAACTGATTCAATGGATTCGACAATCGATTTAAATTCAATGACTGCGATAACCGTTGCAATTAATTTTGTGATGGGTATTAATTGATCGATTATGTATGTCTCAATTAAGAATCCGCTAACGATAGCGAGTTGATACAATAGCATTTTTGTAACGCTGTCGCTCATTCTTCTTGAACGGATTTTAATACCCAGCTTTACCGCTTTCCAAATGCCAACAACCATATCTGCTCCAACTAAAAAACCAATGGTAATCATTAGTTCTTTGATTGGTAGGAAGATTGTAACCAACGCGAGTAACCAATATTTAGTTTTTAAAAACAACAACTCCTTCATCATTTCTTTGTCTCGTATTGTTTCTTTAAATATTGTTTCAGCAATTTTTCGTATTGCTTTTTGCGGTTTAATACGATGGTGGTAGAAAATCTTTTATTGTCCATTTTAATCGGTTATGTTTATAACTATCGCTAATCAAAAAACTACTCTTGCCGTATGGGTTACGATCGGGAGAAATATCGTTATTCGTGTTCGATGTGTATTCGGGAAACAACGAACTATTGTAGCACAGATATTGCACCAAACGATTAGTGTAATATCTTGCATTATCTCGTGCAGCTTCCTTCAACGATTCCATTTCTCCTTTGGTAACTGGCGTTGTGTCCTCACTTTGTCTGCTCACTAAATTTCCATTGTCGTGTTTGTATAATAATGATGGATAAAGTTCAACCATAGTCCACCACAATAACGCTTTTAACACGTAATCATTGAGCAATGTTTCATAATCACCACTCAAGGTACCTGCGCTAACATCTGATTTAATTTTATTCATCAAATCAGTTCCCAAATAATTCGTTATTTGTTTATCCTG